CTGAAGGATATACCGAATATCCTCTCAGCGTTGTCTCCGGCAGAGCAAGAAAAACTCTTGGCTGAGCTTGAGCATCTAGCTAGGTTAAAGAAGCGCAAGTTAGCACAAGAGAAGTTTTTGTCTTTTGTTAACGAGACTTGGCCTGCGTTTATTGCAGGGCGGCATCACGCCAAGATGGCGGAAGCCTTCGAGCGTGTGGCTAAGGGTGAGTGTAAAAGGCTCATCATAAATATGCCCCCTCGTCACACTAAGTCAGAGTTTGCGTCATACCTGCTACCAGCTTGGTTCTTGGGTAAGTTCCCTCATAAGAAGATCATTCAGACCTCCCACACAGCAGAACTTGCGGTTGGGTTTGGTCGTAAAGTGCGTAACTTGGTCGATCAGGAAGTGTATAGCGACATTTTTCCGGGTGTAGGGCTGCAGGCAGACTCTAAAGCGGCGGGTCGTTGGGCTACTAATAAGGGTGGTGACTACTTCGCCATCGGTGTAGGTGGTGCGGTGACTGGTAAAGGTGCGGATTTGTTGATTATTGACGACCCTCACTCGGAACAGGAGGCTGCACTGGCCGAAATGAACCCGGAAATCTACGATAAGACCTATGAGTGGTACACATCTGGCCCTCGTCAGCGTCTTCAGCCGGGTGGAGCCATCGTTGTTGTCATGACACGGTGGTCTAAGAAGGACTTGACGGCCCGTGTGTTGAAGGCAGAGGCCGCTAGAGGTGGAGATGAGTGGGAAGTTATTGAGTTTCCTGCCATTTTGCCCTCAAACACCCCGTTATGGCCAGAATTTTGGTCCGAAAAGGAACTAATGGCGCTTCGGGAGGAACTTCCGAACTCAAAGTGGATGGCGCAGTACCAGCAGAACCCTACATCCGATGCGACAGCTATTATTAAGCGTGAATGGTGGCAGGAATGGGATAAAGAGAGCCCTCCACACTGTGAATTTGTCCTGATGGCGTGGGATACGGCGTTCGAGAAGTCACAACGTGCTGACTATTCGGCGTTAACTACGTGGGGCGTGTTCTACCAAGAAGATGATGCGGGCGTTACCCAAGCTAACCTCATACTTTTGAACGCGTTTAGAGAAAGAATGGAGTTTCCAAGGTTAAAACAGGTTGCAATAGAGCAATATAACGACTGGGAACCCGACTCCGTCATTATCGAGAAGAAAGCATCAGGTGCGCCACTCATATATGAGATGCGGGCTATGGGTATTTCAGTACAGGAATTTACTCCAACCCGTGGCAACGACAAGATCAATCGGTTAAACGCCGTTTCTGATATATTTGCATCAGGTCGGGTATGGGCTCCAAACACCCACTGGGCCGAGGAAGTCATTGATGAAGTTGCAAGTTTTCCGTCTGGCGACCATGATGACTATGTTGACTCTACGTCGCTAGCTCTAATGCGGTTCCGCAAGGGTGGCTACATACGGACGTTGCTGGACGAAGAAGAAGAGATGCCTGAATTCAGGCGTTTCCGCACAGGATATTATTGAGGATTAAATCATGGCAGTCGAGAAGGCAGTAAATCAAGCCCCCCTTGGAATGAATGAGATGATGGCCCAAGCGGCCAATATGGAGCCAGATATTGAGATCGAGATCGAAGATCCGGAAGAAGTTACCGTCCGAGTTGGGGACATGGAGATTGTTCTCGACCCGGACAATATGGGCGATGACGAAGAGTTCGGGGCGAATCTCGCAGAAGAGATGGAAGAAGAGTCCCTCGCAGCTCTTGGTGAGGAGTTACTTTCTGACTTTGAAGAAGATAATAACTCGCGTCGCGACTGGATGCAGACTTATGTAGACGGCCTTGAGCTATTGGGTATGAAGGTTGAGGACCGCTCAGAACCTTGGCCCGGAGCTTGTGGCGTCTACCACCCCCTCCTGTCTGAAGCACTTGTTAAGTTTCAGTCTGAAACGATGATGGAGACATTCCCGGCACAGGGGCCGGTAAAGACCAAGGTAATCGGGAAAGAAACTCCTGAAAAACTGGAAGTCGCCAAGCGTGTAAAGGATGACATGAACTACCAGCTCACAGAGAAGATGGTAGAGTATCGCCCCGAGCATGAGCGCATGCTCTGGGGTCTTGGCCTCTCTGGTAATGCCTTCAAGAAGGTGTACTTCGACCCTAGTCTAGATCGTCAGACTTCAACTTACGTACCGGCAGAAGACGTTGTGGTGCCATACGGCGCGTCAAACATCGAGACAGCCGAGCGTGTAACTCACGTTATGCGTAAAACAGCTAATGAAATCAAGAAGTTACAGAAAGCTGGCTTTTATCGTGACATTGAGCTGGACGAGCCGGGTGATACTTTAGATGATATAGAGAAGTCGATTGCAGAGAAGATGGGCTTCAGTGCTACATCTGATGATCGCCATAAGATTCTCGAAATGCACGTTGACTTAGATCTTCCCGGTTATGAGGACGAGGATGAAGACGGCAAGGCTACAGGCATTGCGTTACCGTACGTGGTTACTGTGGAGAAGAACTCTGAAGTTATTCTCTCTATCCGACGTAACTGGAACCAAGAAGACGAGAGCAAGCAGAAGCGGAACCATTTTGTTCATTATTCTTATGTACCCGGTTTTGGTTTCTATGCTTTCGGGCTTATTCATCTGGTTGGTGCTTTCGCTAAGTCCGGCACATCAATCATCCGACAGCTCGTCGATGCAGGCACCCTCTCCAACCTCCCCGGAGGATTCAAAACCAAAGGACTACGGGTTAAAGGAGATGATACCCCGATCTCCCCAGCGGAGTTTCGTGATGTAGACGTAGCTTCGGGCACAATCAAAGACAACATCATGACGTTGCCGTATAAAGAGCCGTCAATGGTCTTGTCTCAGTTGCTCGATAAGATCGTGGAAGAAGGCCGCAGGTTCGCTTCAGCGGCTGATATGAAGATCTCTGACATGTCTGGTCAGGCTCCTGTTGGTACTACTCTGGCAATCCTAGAGCGCACGCTCAAGATTATGTCTGCGGTACAGGCACGCATCCATTATTCGATGAAGCAGGAATTAAAACTGCTGAAAGGCGTCATTCGTGACTACGCTGATGACGATTATTCGTACGAGCCGCGCACAGGCGAGGCAATGGACCGTGGTTCTGACTACGATCAGGTAGAAGTTATCCCTGTTTCTGACCCAAATGCGGCAACAATGGCGCAAAAGGTCGTCCAATACCAAGCAGTTCTGCAAATGGCGCAGTCTGCACCCCAGCTTTATGACATGCCGTTCTTACACCGGCAGATGTTAGAAGTTTTAGGAATAAAGAACGCTGAAAAGCTCGTTCCGATGGAAGACGACCAGAAGCCGACTGATCCAGTGACAGAAAATATGAATCTGTTGCAGGGTAAGCCGGTCAAGGCGTTCTTGTATCAGGATCATGAGGCGCATATCGCTGTGCATATGGCGGCAGCCCAAGATCCGAAGATGATGGGTATGCTTCAGCAGAGCCCTATGGCTAAGACTATTGGCGCAGCTTTCCAAGAGCATTTGGCCCAACACTTGGCGATGGCGTATAGAAAGCAGATCGAAGACGCTGCTGGTGTGCCTTATCCAACACCAGAAGACAAGATGGACGAGAACACAGAGCTGGAGATCTCTCGTTTGGCGGCTGCCGCAGCGCAACAGGTGCTCGGCCAGAACCAAGCGGAACAGGCTCAGAAGCAGGCTCAACAAGCCGCTCAGGACCCAATCGTTCAGATGCAACAAGCAGAACTGCAAATCAAACAGCAGGAAGCTCAACTCAAGGCTCAGAAGATGCAGATCGACGCTGCAGAAAAGGCAGACCGTCTGGAGCTGGAAAGAGAGCGTATCGCCTCTCAAGAACGTACCGCTGGTATGCAAGTCGGAGCGAAAATCGCTTCCGAGAAAGACAAGTTGTCTGCTCAACAGCAGAAAGATGGGCTGGAGATGGGTATCAACATTGCCCGTGAAGCAGCTCAAGAGGACCGTCAAGCACGGCAACAGCAACAACCAACTCAGTTACCAACAGGTGAAGAATGAGTACAGACCTACTGAAGTACCTCGCTGACAAAATCAACGAGGAGAGAGAAATTATTGCGGAGGATCTTGCAGCCGGTAAGGCTCCTGATTATGCCCAATATAAGCACGCCACTGGCGTAATTCGCGGTCTGATGATCGCAAACAACCTAGTGCTGGAGACAGCACAACGCATGGAGAACGATGATGACTGAAATCCTAATCGGCACAAACCCCGATAATCCGGATGAAGCAACAGAACTACCGGAAACACCGGAGCAAAAAGCAAAACAACTACCTGATCCTTCAGGGTATCGCATCCTTTGCGGTGTGCCTGAGATCGAAGAAACGTATGGCGATAGCGGCCTGATTAAGTCTGCTCAGACCATGCACAACGAAGAGCTACTCACTACTACATTATTTGTAATGAAGCTCGGTCCTGACTGTTATAAGGACGAAACACGGTTCCCTAGCGGAGCTTGGTGTAAGCAAGGCGATTTTATTTTAGTTCGCCCACACGCCGGTACACGGGTAAAGATTCATGGTCGTGAGTTCCGAATCATCAATGATGATGCGGTTGAGGCGGTTGTTGAAGATCCACGTGGAATATCCAGAGCCTAAAGGAGGCACATATGAACGCTGAAGCGCAAAAAGCTGAAGAAGACTTTGAGTTTGAAGTAGAGGAAGAACAGCAAGAGGAGGCCGTGGCGGAAGAAGCCGAGGCTGAACAACTAGAGATTGAAGATGACACACCGGAGGAAGACCGTGGCCATTCACCCATGCCGAAGGAAATCGTTGAAGAACTGGAAGCTGATGAGTTAGAAGACTACTCAGATAAGGTTAAGCAACGCCTGAAGCAGATGAAGAAGGTGTGGCATGACGAGCGCCGTGAAAAAGAACGTGCAATGCGTGAGCAGCAAGAAGCTATCCGCATGGCGCAGAAGGCGCTTGAAGAAAACAAGAAGTTGAAAGCTAACTTGTCTCAAGGCGAGCAGACATTAGTTGAAACTTACAAACGGGAAGCAGAACTTGAAGTCGCTGCCGCAGAACGTGCTTATAAAGAAGCACATGAAAGTGGCGATTCTGATGCACTTATTGAAGCGCAGAAGAAATTTAATTCAGCGACATATAAACTTCAACAAGCTCAAACATTTAAACCTCGTTCTTTACAAGAGAATGAAGTTGAGGTACAAACTGGATCTGAACAGGTCAACGTGCCAGCCCCAGACGCCAAAACGGCTGCGTGGCAAGAACAGAACACATGGTTCGGCACAGACCAAGAGATGACAGCCCTCGCATTAGGCTTACACCAAAAGTTAGAGCGAGAGCATGGTGCTCAATTTATTGGCACCGATGAATACTGGCAAAGCATTGACACCACAATGCAGCGTCGGTTTCCGGAGTATTTCGGAGAAGAAACGACTGATGGGGGCGGCAAGCCCATCAAGAGCGCAGAGAAGAAGCCAGCCACGGTAGTTGCTCCGGCATCCCGTAGCAGGTCTCCAAAAAAGATCGTGCTAAAAAGATCGCAAGTTGAAATTGCGAGAAAACTGGGATTGACCCCTGAGCAGTACGCTCGGGAACTGAAGAAGATGGGGAACTAATCATGGCTACACAAGAGAAAGCTACTTCTAACAATAGACTTGCACGCGAACTGGAAGATAGGAGCGCATCGGAACGTCCGAAGGCATGGCAACCTGCCTCTGTATTACCAGAGCCAGATAAGCAGCCGGGTTATTCGTACCGTTGGGTTCGGGTGTCTCAGATGAATCAGGCCGATCCACGCAATATTTCATCAAAAATGCGTCAGGGTTGGGAGCCGGTTCGGATTGAAGAACAGCCTCAGTTCAAAATGTTCGTGGACCCAGATAGTCGTTATAAAGACAACGTCGAAGTCCAAGGACTGTTGTTATGTAAGATACCGAATGAGTTTGTTGAGCAGCGCAGTAAGTACTACTCAGATAAGAACCAAGCTCAAATGGAATCTGTAGATAACAGCTTTATGCGTGAGAACGATCCTAGGATGCCTCTGTTTGCGGACAGAAAGTCCAAGACATCGTTCGGTCGAGGAAACTAAATTTTTTAGGAGAATGAGCAATGGCTACTACAGCAGCTCCATATGGCCTGAAGCCGGTAAAACGCGCTGATGGTATGCCCTATGCAGGGGCAACTTCTACCTATCTAATTGATCCCGCTGGTGAAGCTACTAACATTTTTAATGGTCAAGTAGTTACTATCGGGGCAGATGGGTATATTGCATTAGCAACTGGCTCAGGTGCAGACCTGACTACTAACAACCTAGGCGGTGACACTATTGGTGCTATCGGCGTATTCATGGGTTGTGAGTACCAAAATGCAGAAGGTCAGCAGATCTTCAGCCAATACTACCCTTCAGGTACTGCCAATGGCGGTCCTATCAAGGCGTATGTTGTAGACGATCCAAACGTACTGTTCCAAGCGCAGCTTGATGGTACTGGCGCGCAGACTATTATCGGTGCTACTACTACTTTTGCAGCGGTACAGTCTACGTCTACTGGTTCTACTACCACAGGCGTTTCATCTTCAGCGTTGGACGCTACAGTAGCTACTGCTGCTAAGCCGTTCAAAATCGTGGCTCACGTGTCTGATCCTAGCGACGCTTACCCAGATGTACTGGTTAAGATCGTTACTGATGCACACATGATGACCATGAGCACTGGTGTATAAGGAGTAATACAACATGGCAATTTCACGCGCCCAGCTCCTTAAAGAGCTACTTCCCGGCCTGAACGCTTTGTTCGGTTTGGAATATCAAAAGTATGGTGAGCAGCATAAAGAAATCTTTGAAGCAGAGACTTCTGAGCGCTCATTTGAAGAAGAAACCAAGTTGTCAGGATTTGGAACTGCTCCTGTGAAGGAAGAAGGTTCTTCAATCTCTTATGACAACGCACAAGAAGCATGGACTTCGCGTTACACACACGAAACTATTGCACTTGGGTTCTCAATCACTGAAGAAGCGGTTGAAGATAACCTGTATGACTCATTGTCATCTCGTTACACCAAGGCTCTAGCTCGTGCTATGGCGTACACCAAGCAGACTAAAGCCGCCGCTGTTCTGAACAACGGTTTCAGCTCTAGCTACACTGGTGGTGACGGTAAGGAGCTTTTTGCTACTGATCACCCACTTGTTTCTGGTGGCACTAACTCTAACGAGCCAACAACTGCGGCTGACCTTAACGAAACTTCTTTGGAAGCGGCTGTTATTCAGATTGCAGCTTGGACTGACGAGCGTGGACTGTTGATTGCAGCTAAGCCACGTAAGCTCATCATTCCACCTGCGTTGCAGTTTGTAGCAACTCGTTTGTTAGAAACAGAAGGCCGTGTCGGTACTGCCGATAACGACATCAACGCAATCATGAACAACGGTGTTGTTCCTGAAGGCTACACAGTCAACAACTTCTTGACTGATGATGACGCATGGTTCTTGACTACTGACGTACCTAACGGTCTCAAGCACTTCACACGTGCTGCGATGACTACAGGCATGGACGGCGATTTCGATACTGGTAACGTACGTTACAAGGCTCGTGAGCGTTACAGCTTCGGCTGGTCAGATCCACTGGGAATCTTCGGATCTCCGGGTGCTGCATAAGTAGCTTAAAAGCTACTGCTAGAGGGGACCTTCGGGTCCCCTTTTTATTTGACTCAATCTTTTACCTGTGCTTTAGTAAGCGTAACTAGGAAAAGGGTGCGTCGGACTGACCTAGCAGACGACATGCAGACAGGCGCACTAAACTCGCATGTGAGGACAATCTAATGGCGAACACTACTTTCTCCGGCCCAGTCACATCTGACAATGGCTTCAATCTCCCAGTAAGTCTTACTTCTGAACTTCCAGCAGCTTCAGCAGCTAACACAGGGCAAATTCGCGTCATCACTGATAATGGTTCTGGCGACGACGAAGTTTGTATTGTTGTTTCTACTGGCTCAGCTTGGGTCGTTGCTTCAGGCGCAGCGCTTAGCTAATGGCTATTAGTGCAGCCGCTAAAGCGCATCTCGCTAAATTAGCTGAGCGACGCGCACAGGCTAAACCTGAAGCTAAAGCTAAAGCGGAAGAACCTAAGAGCGCTCCCGCGAAAAAGCCAGCAGCTAAAAAAGTTGCCGCTAAGAAGGAAACTAAGTAATGCAATCTGATGGTAAGACTACTACCGTAACCGGATCTGGCGCGGTGTTTGGTGGTCCTGCTCGGATTATGGGTATCTACTATGTCGCCAGCGGAACCGCTGGTAGCGTAGTTATTAAAGACGGTGGAGCCAGTGGCACCGCTGTTATTACTGTAGCTACCCCTGCGTCTGCTACTGCTACGAGTTACGTAGATTTGTCAGCCGCCCCAATCCGTTGCGAGACCAGTGCTTATGCCACTATTGCCAATGTAACTTCGGTTACAGTGCTGTATGCGTAGGTTATGTAATGCGTGCGTATTACAAGAAAGGCGGTAAGACCGCCGCGTGGCAGCGCAAAGAAGGTAAGAGTGAGTCTGGTGGGCTGAATGCTAAAGGCGTCGCTAGTTATCGGAAACAGAATCCCGGTAGCAAGTTAAAGACGGCTGTAACTACCAAGCCCAGCAAACTCAAAGCCGGATCAAAGGCCGCTAAGCGCCGTAAGTCTTTCTGCGCTCGTATGGAAGGTATGAAGAAGCGGAATACCAGCTCAAAGACAGCGAATGATCCGAATAGCCGTATTAACAAAAGTTTACGTAAGTGGAATTGCTAATGGCGACTAGAGCTAAAAAGTTACAGGAAGTTACGGTGTCATTGGAAGACAAAGAGTTACAGGCTAAAGATGTGCTTCTTTTATTGGAGTCACACGAAAAAGAATGTAGCTCGCGGTACGAACGTATTGAAGAAAAACTGGCCGAACAGAAGGCGTTCCTTGAGAAGCTGGATGTACGTATGTGGGGGCTAGCGGTCCTCATCGTAGGTGTTGCCGTAGCAGAGAGGTTTATGTAATGGCCAGCAAATTTTTAAAAGCGGTTAGCCCACTAGCGGCAGCCAGCGGTGGGATCAAGAGCTTCGCTCAGAATTTTTCTCCAGCGTATAACCTTGCAAAAGGCAAAGACGAAGAGAACGACAGCTACCTTAATAAGGCTATGAAACAAGGCGCTGCAGGTAAAGCTGCGGGTATGAAGAAAGGCGGTAAAGTTAAAAAGAACCGTGGTGATGGCATTTGTCGTCAGGGTAAGACAAAAGGACGTATGGTATGAAGTATTGTTCAGGGTGTACAACCAAAGCAAAGTGTAAGGCTGCTAATAAGTGTCTTGGACCTAAGAAAGCCAAGATGGGTGGCAAGATGGAAGGCTACAAAAATGGCGGTAAGATCGACGGTTGCGCTATGCGCGGTAGAACTCGTGGACGTACTGTCTAGTGCGTAGCTACTATAAGAAGGGTGGATCTGTTAAAGACGCTTGTTACCACAAGGTAAAGGCGCAGTATAAGGTCTTCCCTTCTGCCTATGCTTCGGGTGCTATCGCCAAGTGTAGAAAGAAGCGAGCTGGTAAAAAGTAATGGCCGTTCGCAAGACCGCAAAAGGTGCAGCACTGAAACGCTGGTTCAAAGAGGACTGGAAAGATGTTCGTACTGGGGAAGCATGTGGACGCGACAAAGGTGAAAAACGCGGTACGCCGTATTGTAGACCGAGTAAAAGAGTCTCTAGCAAAACTCCGAAAACGTCTGGTGAAATGACGGCGGCGGAGAAGAAAAAGCGTATAGCGCAGAAGAAGCGCCTAGGACAACCAGCAGGTAAGCCGCGTAGAGTGGCCCCGCTTAAAAGGAAGAAGAAGTAATGGCAACGTCAGGAACAGCAGCCTTTGACCTAGACCTGAACAACCTCGTTGAAGAGGCGTTTGAACGTTGCGGCGTAGAACTTCGCACGGGTTATGACATGCGTACCGCACGCCGTAGTCTTAACCTTCTGTCTATCGAGTGGGCAAATCGTGGCATCAACCTGTGGACTATTGAAGAAGGTTCTATAGCGTTAACTGATGGTACAGGCACTTATGATCTGCCCGCTGATACGATT